CGGGTTGTCTATGAGGACAGCGTTGACGAGTGCGCTAAGATACTTGTGCCTGACCCCAACTGGATGGCGTGTGCATTACAGGGCGGTATCCTACCACCTGTGTGGGTGTATCACGAACTGGCAAAGGATGAAGCACAACCTGACTTTAAGAAGCACACTCGTGGTTACTTGCTGCATGAGACTGAGCCTGTACCAGCGATGACTGAAGAAGAAGCGATTGAGTACCTCATTCAGAAGGACTGCCCAGAAGCGGTATGGAAAACATATAATGAAGGCAACCGTCTAAAGATGGTTATCTGTAAGAAAGAACAATTACCTCAAACAAGAGAATGGCGTAATTCATGGAAGATCTCAGAAGATCTCCAAGTAGCCGCATAGGAGTAATAAATGGTAGATACATATATTGTAGATATGAATGGAGTGCAAGCTGATGCAGCTAGTACAACTGTTCCCGCAGATCGTAACTTCCGTGGTGCTTGGGTTCTTAATGGAACTGTCATCAGTGAAGATATCGATGCTGCTAAAGAAATTTTTAAAGATAAGATTCGCGAAGTTCGTAAGCCTCTACTAGAAGTTAAAGACGTAGAGTTGATGAAAGCATTAGAAACAGGTGCAGATACAACAGCTATTGCTGCTGCTAAGAACGCATTGCGTGATGCACCAGCTGCTTCTGCTATTGCTAATGCTACGACTATTACTGAACTTAAAGCTGCTTGGGATACATCAGTACTTGGTGCAAGCCTTACTAATAGGAGGCTATAATGGCATTAAGTACAATTAAAACAGCAAGTATAGCTAATGATGCTATTACTTCTGATAAAATAATAAACGATGGTAATCTAGGTGTTAGAAACCTCATCATCAACGGTGCGATGCAGGTGGCACAGCGAGGTACTAGTGGTGCAACTGGAAATGGCTACAATAGTGTTGACAGGTTTAGAATAGCTAGTGGTGGTACTAGCCAGTGGGCATTAACGCAAACCCAAGAAACCGATGCGCCGACAGGTTTTTCTAAATCAACTAAATATAGTTGCGTCACAGCAGAGACAACTCTAGATGCTGCTGATTGGGCGGGTATCCAATACACATTTGAAGGGCAGGACTTACAACATCTTTCATACGGTAGTGCATCAGCACAATCTATTACGCTGTCTTTTTGGGTAAAATCATCTGCAACAGGAACTTTTGGTGTTTCACTATTCCAACCAAATGACTCAAGAATAATTGGTTCAACTTATACGATATCATCAGCAAACACTTGGGAACAAAAAATTATAACATTTGCTGGTGATACTACAGGTATAATTGATAACGTGAATACTGAAGGGCTGCGTATATACTGGCTTTTAGCGGCTGGTTCAAGTTATACAGGAATAGATAATACTTCTTGGAAAGCCTATGCTGGCAATGACTTTGCTGATGGTCACGTAGTAAATTTAATAGACAGCACTTCAGATAATTTTTATCTGACAGGCGTCCAGCTAGAAGTAGGCGACACAGCCACGCCGTTTGAACACCGTAGCTTTGGCGATGAGTTGGCTAGGTGTCAGCGGTATTATGAGTATGGAAGAATTGTTCAGATAGACACGACTGTAATAACCGGAAGTTTTGTTGTTTTGAAAAGAGCAGCACCTACTATGACAAGACTAGGCAATACTTGGACTGCCTCTGAAGGTGGAACTTTTGGGCCTTTCGATAATAGTGCTTACTATGTTCAAAGTGGCGGCACATCTTATGTTGGCGGTCAGTGGTCAGCGGATGCGGAGTTATAGATATGGATAGTATAAACATTACATCAGCGCAATATATGTCTGTTGATGGTGAAAACAGAGGCATTAAAATTGTTGTTAACGGCACCGAAATGTCCGTACCCCTAGACCCAGCTAACCGTCACTACGCGGAAATCATGCGTCAGGTAGAAGCTGGAACACTAACAATACAGGAGGCAGACTAATGGCACTTATTAAAGTACAATCTGAAGGCGTTAATCTGTCTGATACCTTTGCGTTCACCGGCACTGTAACAGGTGCTGGTTTAACGTCACCCTTTGCAAATACAGTTGCCGTTACATCTGAGGATGGGGCAGCCACGACTAATCTTGTGCAAGGTTTGGCGAAGATGTGGGTAAATTTTAATGGAAGCGGGCCAACCGTAATTCGTGATTCATTTAATGTTTCCTCAATTTCAGATTTAGGAAACGGTTATACACGACTTACGTTTACTTCTAATCTTTCCGGTTCTGACTATCCAGTAACTGGCAGTGCTACTAG